CCGAGAAGTACATGTCGGGCGGCTGGTTCGCGATGCTCGTGCTGAAGTCGGCTCCAAACAAGCCGTCTCGGAGGGACCGTGGCTTATAAAACCGTTTGCGATTGCTGCCAGAACGAGACCGCTAGGTGCGTCGTGGGCGACCGGATCAAAGGCACCTACATCCTCCGCAATACGCCGGTGCAGTACGAGATCATGCTCGGCGTCGGCAAGGCAAACGTGTGGAACGGCGGGAACCTGTGCATCAACTGCCTGGAGGATGTTTTGAGCGGCGTGCTCGGCATTGCTCGTTCCCCTCGGGAAGACTGATGTTTAGGATTCACGATTACGAGCTAACCGAAAGCGAATTGGCTCTATTCGAGTCAACCGCTACCATTTCCCAAGACGGCTATATCAGTTTCCCTAAGCAATCACGCTTCACCGAGCGTGGCTCCTTTAACGTCTGCGAAATCCTCGACCAGTGGAGCCTAACCGAAGAATTCGGCGTGCAGCGCATCCGCGTCGGCAACCATCGTCCCTTGACCAAGTCTGAATGGTCGCGCAAGCTCAACCCGACCCTATACGACAAGTCCATATGGTGCCGCCGCGTCTCCATTCGCGCATGTTTTCCAAGTCAACGGGTCGCCTTCCGCACTCTCGGCTGGCGCCTTATGAACCTCGATTTCTGGACTCCCGGCAACGCGATCAAAGTCGCAGAAGCCAGCGAGGCCACCATTAAGCGAGTGCTCGTTCAATGCTCCGAACCGTCTACGTCCCGCCGTGGCGCAAAACCCCGATGAAAGCATCGAAGCCGCACAAGCAAGAACGGGACATAGTCGTATGGGGCGCCGACAGCGAGACCCACGACGGCCCGCCCATTTCCCTACAATTCCATTCCTACGATCAACCGCAGTCGACGCGCATCTATCAAGTGAAGGAACGGACCGCAACCAAAACTTTCTTTCGCCACCTCGATAAATTTTGTGACCCAAACAAACACTACAGAATCTACGGGCACTATCTCGAATTCGACATGCTCTCTTTCATGTGGGACGTGCGACACGAGCTTATCGGCAACCATGGAGTTTTCAATTACACCTATGCCGACTGGACAATCGAGGGCTGCTACGGACGACCCACCTTCGCCCGAATCACAAGCGAGCATGGTCACGTCATTGAAGTGGTCGATAGTTCTCTATGGTTTCGCGGCTCCCTCGATCAAGCCGCCGCACAATATTGCCCCGACCTTCGCAAGCTGGACCGGCCCGCCAAGCTCGGTGAAATATGGTTCAGCATTGCAGATTCCGCTTTCGCAGCCTATGCAATGCGCGATGCCGAGATCGCCGCACGACTGGGCCGACTTGTCGAAGACTTTCATGCGCGCCTTGAGTTGCGGCCTTCAATGTCCCTCGCCGCGCAGTCTGCCCAAATCTTCCGACTTCGCTACATCGATGACCCCATACAACAATGCCCGACCGAATTCCTAGAGCCCGCCATCGCGGCGTATCACGGCGGCAAGAACAATATTGTGCGTGGTGCGGCGCCCCGTTGGCACGAAGACGCAGCGATGTACGATATATCGAGTGCGTATCCTTGGGCGATGACCGAACTACCCACATTTACAAAACCGGACCATTACTCGACCGCAAGTCTGCCAAGGTCTGCAAAGCAGGTCCCCGTTCCTGGCATCTATCGCGTATCTGGAATCTTGTCTGACTGCGATTGGCCGATCTTTTTCAGTCACGACTTCAAGCCGCTCAAAAACTGCCGCGTCGAAGACTTGTGGATTCACGGCTATGAGCTTAACGAAGCTCTTTCGGCGGGCGAGTTCAAACCGACCGCGCGCATAACGGGTTGTTACTATCGGGCCGACAAGCTAGGCGAGTCCGCGACCGCCAAATTCTCCCGCGATTTCTATCGCAGCAAAAGCGAGGCAACCAATGAAATCGACCGCCACATGTACAAAATCCTTCTCAACTGTATTTCTGGCAAGTTTATCCAGACTCGCGAGCAGGATGTTCTGCTGGCAACCGGAGAAGTTGCCCGTGAACACGTTGCTGGCGGACTTTTCCACCCATTCATCGCGGGTGCAATTACTTCACACACTCGCGCAGCTATCCACCGAATCGAGCACGCTTACGGAGCACATCATACCGCTACCGATGGCATCATCGCCCCGCACCGAAGAAGGAGGCCAACTCCGTCTTCCCTTGGGATGCCTGCGACTGGGCTCGGATCGCTCAACGAAGAAATGACCGGCAACGTCGTCCTATTGCGCACGAAGCTCTACGTCGGCTACTCTCATCACCCTAAAGGGATCGAATCGCGCATCTTCGAAGACTGGCGAATTCACAAGTACGCGCTGCATGGCTTCCAAGCCCGTGTCGGAGAACTAGAAGAAATGATCGCGAGCGGTCGCCGCTGGTATATCGCCCCGCACCGTATCGGGCTCCGCGAAGCCGTGAAGCACGGAACAACGCCAAATAAATTCGTGTCGCGAGAAATGAAACTCCAAGTTGGGGCAATTCGTGGCTAAACCCAAAGCGAAGACGCGACGTGGCAAGCGGCCACGTCGACGCTCGCGAGGAACCAGAGGCAGTAAACGATTTACAACGATCAGCGGGCGCCGCCTTTACGCGAGCCCGGAACGATACCCCAGGCTATACGAGTGGATCATTAGCGCCGGGGATTCAGAGTAAACCGGTCCACGTAACCAGAGGAAACATAGCAATGGCATCTGCAAAAGCATCCGCACGTAAGAACGACCGCAAGGCATCGCAGAATTCCAACGTCCCGCGCGGCATGCGCCTTCTCGAAGGCGGCTACGCGAAAACCTGGAACGTCGACGAGCTGCCCGAGCTGTCGGGGACGGTCTCAAACCCGCCGAAGTCCGTGACCCTCAACGCTGGCACGAAGAAGGAAACCGTGCGCGAGTGCGTCGAGGTCCGCACCGAAGACGGCGAGCGCTACACTCTATGGCACTCGGCCGCTCTGACGCCGCTATTCGAGCGGCTCGGCGAAATCACGGACAAGAAGCCCCTGCGAATCTGGGTCGCCTTCAAGGGACTTGGAGTCGCGAAGAAGGGCCAGAACGCGCCTAAGCTGTTCGACGTCGCTGTCAGCGACTAGAGCCGCAACCGTGAACGGGAAAGCCGCCGACGTGCGCCCATATTCCGCGCCTGCAAGGCTTGACGGCGGGAGAGACCGCGCCATATCTACCACCTGTCCCGATTGTCGACTGTTCACGCTTGAAATCTTTCGGGACGGGCGCACCGAATGTCGGAACTATGCGTGCATACGCTATGTGCCGAGTGAGGCGCGCAAAGCACAAGAAGCGAGGGCGATACTATGAGCGTCGAAGCGTGGCTACTGTTCGCGAACCTTCTTGTGTTACTTGTCATCGAATACCGCGTGGCGCGGATTAAGCAGCGATGATCTTCACTCAGCGCGGTGTCCGCTATCAAGTCGTCATCGGCCTATTCTGCGGCGTACACCTCGCCGCGTGGATTGACGACGGTTGGTCAATCGTTATCCCTGGAAACCCACAAAGGAACAACCATGTCCCCCGAAGATATTCAAAGGCTCCGCGACCAGGTCAGTACGGAGCTATCGATTAGCCTCGCCCGCCGTGGCGAAATCGACGACCAAATCGAGGCCCTTCGCACTCAACGACGGCAGCATGCCGCCAACATCAAAACCGCGCGCGACATGCTTCGCTTCGCGGAGCTGGCAAGCAGTCCCGACGCCATTCGCCCGTCCAATCCTTCACCGGCGCTCGACCGCTCGCAGGCCGCCTTGGCGACACAAGAGGAATTTGCAGGCGGCGAGGCCGGCCCCGCGTGATTGACGGTTCGCTAACGATTCCGAGGTGGCTCGGCGGGGCCTGGACTGCGAGCTATATTGTCCGGTACGCATGGACGCGGCGGGCGATTTTGTGGCCCGTCATAAAGTTGCACGAGCTACGGAAACAACGCCCCCGTAGTTAGGTCCGCCGTCATCGCGGGATCAGTCTCCGCCACAGGACCGACCGGCGTCGCAATGTCCGCATCGAGCGCCGCGCCAAGCGGAGCCGCATCCGGAACATTCGGCGTTCCCTGCGGAGCCGCAGTCCTAACCGGCCGCCGCGATTCGATGTCGTCGGTCGCGTTCAAGATGCGATTGACAACGCTCGTCGCAATGTGAATTTGCGGAAACTTAATCATTGACCGGCCTTCTTAGAAACCTCGGGATATAGACGCCGCGCGCCTCGCCCTGAGCATCAACCGGCAAGCCCTCGAATTGCATCGGCGCAGTTTCCTGCTCTGGCTGTTCTACGTCTTCGCTAGGCCCGAACAGCCGCGACAACGCGCGCGACGTGAAGTCGACGACACTTGGCGCTACACCGCGCCCGACGCCCGCGAGCACATTCGTAACCGTCTCGGCTGCCTGTGCGGCCTTCGCTTGCACGTCCTCGGGCTTGGGCGGGGGCGGCTTCGTCTCACGCTCCTGAGCCGCATACGCTGCGTCCGCAAGCGGAAACATGAGGTCCGACACTCGCGGGCCATTGATGCCGAATCCCCGTTTTTGCGCCTCGGCGCCGATCTGCGCAAGCTGTGCGCGCATGAATTTATCGCGGCCCTGGAATGCTTGCTCCAAGCGATTCCGTATCTGGCTGTACGTCATCGCCGGTAGATTCGTGTCGGAAATCCCGAGCGGCCCGATGGCAAACGACCAGTTGCCGTCATCGCTCTGTCGGAGCTGCGCGCCCGCGTATTCGAGCACGGTTGACACGAGCGACGGCGGCGCAATCTCGGCGCCGTCCGGTCCCTCTAGTTGCGCCTGGATCGCCGCATAGTTCGCAGTGTCCTGCCGAATCGGGTCGACAATCTTCGAATTGACTTCGCCCTGAATCTCGCCGCGAATGGTTTCGCGCTCCGCATCCTCGGACGACTGAAGCTCTATCGCCTGTTCCTCATTCGTGCGCACGTACTGGGTGCGACTCTGAAGCACGGAGCCGAATAGCGCCGTACCCTTCTCGACCATCGCGGGATCGCCCGATTGCATGAGCCGCTGCGCGTGCTTCGCCTGCGCATCCATGTCATCGAGAAGTGCCAAGTCATCTCGCGATTTCGCGGTTGCCCGCAAGCCGCCCGACTGCTTCAAGTAATCCTCATAGCCTGCATTGAACACACGCTGATTGAGCGCCGCTTGGATCACGCCGGAGCGAAACCCCGCGTGCTGCTCGCGCGTCATCGGCGACCGGCCGGCTTCGAGCATCCCGTCGAGCCCTTTGAATTCGTCGCTGTTCTCGACATCGGCGATGAGCTGGTCGGTCAACTCGCGCTCGTGATGCATCCCCAAGCGCCCGAATAGGCCCTGTCCGCCCGTCACGGCCGCGTAAGCATCTTCTAGAGGCCCGCGCCCGCCGTGCTCGGCTTTGTACTTTTTGAATGGCACCTAGATCACTCCCGGAGCGGGCGAGAATCCGAAGTTGAACGACTTGCCCTTGGCCGTGCTCTGCGAATAGCTTTCACTATCACTGAATCCACTCGACTGCGACTGTCCAAAGCTTTGTGCTAGGGCCTCGCTAATCATCTGCGCTATCTGCTCGCTGCTCGATTGCGAGGTCGACTGCCCTTGCGTCAACACGGTCGGCCCGCCAAGGATTCCCGCGAGCGTTGTGTAGGGGCTCAGTCCCGCATTGAAGCCCGCGCCTGCGAGCCCGAGCAGCGACGGGAGTGCATTCAAACCCGTGCCCGCCGCGTTGATCGAGCTAGCATTGAGCCCCTGAGCCGCCGCGTCACGCGCGGATTGCGAATTCGCCAGTATCTGCGCGACCCCCGTAGAGTAGGCAGTCCCGACCTCCCCCGCCGCGCGACCAATCGACACGCCTTGTCGACTGCCGCCGAGAGTGCCCGTCGCGACGCCGCGCGAGGTAATCGCGGGCATTAGCCGCTCGTCGAAGAATTTCCCGAGGTTCGCACCCAGTGCGCCGATCTGTGCGTCTGCCGCCGCGTCGGGGCCGGTAATGCGCGATTGCAAATAGTCCGCGCCCGCGGGCTGCTGCAATTGATCGAGGAATCCGAGACCGCCTGAGAACAACTGCGCGGCCTCGCCCTGAAAGAGGGGCGCATTGGCGACCGCTGCTGCCGTGGCATCGGTGGCGCCGCCGAATAGCGAGCGCAGCAAATCCTCGAACGCGATACTTTGCGTGCTCGTGCTCTGCCCGGTCGCCTGCGAGCCCCCGCGCGACAGCGACGCCGCATTTGATCGGCTCAACGCGGTATCGAGCGCGCTCGCTTGGTTTTCCGCGTGCGAGGTCGCTTCCGAGGTCGACTGCGACGATTGTTTGGAGCTGCCGAATCCGAATGCCATTAGAGTTTCACCCAAGCGCCGCCCGTGCGCTGATAGAGTCCCCTGCCGCCGCCCGGATTCCAGAAAGTGCCATCGGCGAAGATGACCTCGCCATCATCGAACCGCGCGGGCTCTGCGGTAAGTATAGCAAAGTGGACCCCGTCAACGGTCGGATGGGATAGCGCATCGGCCACGCGGCGGAATTGTGTCGCAAGCCACGAGCGCAGCGCCCCATACTCCGAGGGAATGGCGGTGGGCTCATAGGTAGCCACGTAGCTCGTACTCCATGTCGATGCCCGTGATTGACCATTCGTCTTCGTCTTCACTGCGAATCGAAAGCGAGATGGCGCGCCCGAGCACGCTGGTATTGATGTAGCTTTCGCCTGCCGCGAGCTCGCGCTCCGCATCCCATTGAATCGCCGAGTTCAGGGTATGGCGAGCGCCCACACGCACGAATAACGAGCCGGGAGAATCGTTGGTTCGCACGTGCAGGCGCCGCACAAACTTATACCGTTCGGGCGCATCCATCGTGAGGTCTTCGCGCGTGACGAAGGCGGGGACCGCGACGGAGTCGCCCGAATTTTGTAGCTGGAGCGAGTCGCTATCGTTGCCGACAACCATCTGCTCGACGGCAAGTGAGAAGTTTGCCGCATTCCATGCTGAAGCATCGTCGTCCCACACCTCGCTGTCGGAGTCCCACGACTCGTCGACTGCGAGGTCATTGACAATGCCCACGTCGGCGCATGTCACGACATTCGCGGGCAGAATAGCGAAGGTGTCATCCGCGACGTTGTACTCGGCGCACTCGTCACAAAAGGTGTTGCCAGTCGTCGGATAGTAAATCCGTGCGATGCCGCGCGAGCGGTCGAAGACCACGAATAGCAGCTCGTAGCTCGTCAAGTCGATCTGCGAAAAGATATGCTCGCGCACTCGGCCTTGTGCGACGCTTTGCCAATTCGTGCCGTCGGTAAGACACACGTCGCCGTCGGTCACGACCAGCACGCGCCCGCCGATGTCGACCGCTGCATGACGTGTGAGGGCGCCGCGCGCACCGTCGAGCAGCCGAACCTTGAAGATTTCGTCGCCGCCGATGAAATTGATTCCGTACAAGCTCGAACGCTTGAACACGAGCAAGGTGTCTTGTAGCGGCACTCCGACAAGACAAGGACCGGGCGTCTCCGCGAGGATGTCGTCGCCGGCTTCGTTGTTCGCCGCAGCAGTCCAGGTCGCGGGAACATCGCCGGGCGCCGCTGCATCGGACCATAGAATTTGTGATTCGAAGTGCCCACTCGGCCCGTCGATATCGAGCGCAAACAAGTGATGCGAGAATGCGACGAGACTTTTGCAGATAGTCCCTGCCGGCCATCCCGGCAATGCCACCGAAGGCGTGCCGACATCGCCGGCCCAATAGCGCGGCGGATCGAGCCCATTCGTGAAACATGGAATGTTGTTTAGTAGCGTCGTCGCCCATTCCCACGCGAATGAGACTGAGGTCAACGCGGCGCCCGTGATGTTGCTAATGTTCGAGGTTTCGAGTGCGCGAATTTCGGCGGCACCGAAGACTAGCCAGAAATTCGACTCGGTGATTCCGCCGGGGGCGCGCACGTTGAGAAGGTGCAGCACGGGGTCGACGGTATTCTGCGAATAAACTTCGCGAGTCCCGCCGATGCGGCGGGCTTCGCCATTGGAAAATACGACGTTGCTTGAGTCGGTCCAATAGTCGGGGCCGACTTCGTGCGCGGGAACGTCGAGCGCGAGGCCGCGAGAAGGGCGAAGGCGCAGCAGTTTCTTGGGATAGCTCAAGTGAAGCCGCCCAAGGGCACCCATCGCTGCGCGGTGCCGTCGTAAACGAATTCGATGGCGAGAAATCCAGTGGTCAGGGTGTAGCTGCCTGCGGCGCAATCTTGGAAGCGATTGGCTGCGGCGGAGCTTGCGCTTTCCTTCGTAAATTGAATGGTACCCGTGGTTCCGTTGAGGCGGATAAACATGACGCGACGGCCGTTGACGCCGCCTGCGAGGCCCGTGATGGCGGCGGGAGTGTTGCCGTTCGGATCGAGCCGGAAGATTGAGGCGGTTGCGTGCCCGGTCGGGGCGTAGTCGTTTTGGGACGCGCTCAAGCCCGGAGGAGTGATGGCGTTCGAAGTCATAAAGGCGGCAGCGGCCGTCAATGAACTATTGGCCGTCGCAGCTCCACCGAAAACAGCGGTCCCCGACTTAAAATCGTGGTTTCCGCCATTGGAAATCGAATAGCGAGACGTGCCATTCGTGAACAAATCGAAAGAGTGATTGGTCGCGGTACCCGCATAGCCACCGCCAGTGCCGCCGCCGCTGGCGAAATTTGTGGTTATGGTTCCGCCCGTGTCGGTCGCGACATATGCAGCGTTTGCGGCCGAGATTGTTTGCGGAGTGGCGGTAAAGGTGTTGGCTTGAGACTTGCGCGCGAAGTCGGAAGCGGCGACACCGTTCAAGGTGATGGCGGTCGCCGACAGTGCAAGAGTGCTCACAGTGGTTCCAGAACGAGTCGCGACAATGACATCTGAGCCCGCGCCGCCCGCATCAGTCTCGGTCTGTATTTGCCAACTGGTTCCGCTGACCCACTGGCGCCAATTCTTCGTATCCGCCGCCTGCCCGGTCGCCACATATAGCAGCCCCGGCGCGGCCGCGCGAATGTCGATTGAGAAATCGTTCCCGGTCGATGACGCGGTAAAATCGTTGCGGGCCGCGAACGTGTTGACTTGCGAAAGGCGCGCGAAGTCCGTCACGTTCACTCCGTTCAACGTGATGGCAGTCGCCGTTAGAGCAATCGAAGTAACAACGGACGAAGCATTCTTAGCGATGTCGACGGCGGTGGCGACGCCAGAGCCGCCATCGTCCGCCGTGGAAATGGAAAAATGCGCCCCATCAGATTCAATGAAAAACTTTCTTAGGCCAGCTCCGGCCCCTGGGTCGTCCAGAAAGAGACGCGCGACATTGTTAGAAATCGTCTGACTCAGAGTGAACGTATTCGCCACACTGAGCCGTGCCGCATCATTGATCTGCGCCGCCGTCAACGTGACGCCGTCGAGAATGTTCAACTCGGCTTGCGTCGACGTGACCGGCCCCGTGATGTTCGGGAAGTCCGTTTTCAACGCCTTCTTGATGTTGCGGATATGGTCGTCACCCTGTGACTTGGGATCGGTGGCCCCGACCGGATTCGTAATGACCAAATCCGAAATGTGCGTGACGGCTTCTAGACCCATGACTTAGTACCCTGGCCCGGTTGAGATCGAGCCGAAGTTGTACGCGGGCGGCGCCGCTGGATTGCCTTGCCGACGTTGAGCGACTTTGTTCAAGTGCTTCACAACGTCTTCGAAGATGCTTAAGGCATCTTGCGCGAGTTCGCGGTCTTGAGTGTCGTTATAGAGAAAGAACAACGAACCGTGTATGTAGAGGTCTTCGTAGAGGTTCAAAAGCTCATTGGTCGAGACGGTGTCGAGCGGTTCCGGCCAGCCGAAAGAGACCAGCGTGAACTCGGAGCCCGTGCCCGGAATGCCGCGAAACTCTACCGTGGCCCCGATGACGCCATACACTTGCGTCGAGTCGGTTTCGGCGAAGGTCAAAAGCCCTCGCATCCCGACGTTGCGCAGCTCTATCGGATTGCCATTCACGGCACCGAAGATCGCGCGGACCTCTTGCACATTCGACGGCAGATTGTAGAGCCCTTCGGACACGCGATCGGTCTCATCGAGCGTGGCGCGCGATTCAAGCGCGAGCACCTTGCGGCGGATCATTGATTCGCACTCGCGAATGTAGCCCGGGCATTGCGCGGCTTTGTCCGACCGCTTCGCTTTGTCGAGGATCGTCGACTGAAGCGTAGTGTAGTTAAGAGTCGTCATGCGAGAGCATCCTGCTTACATAGCGGCGAATGTGCGGCCACAGAGTGACCGTGCCCGCGATGATCGACACGCACAGCGAAATGCATGTAAGCCACGCATTGATGACCGAAAGCGAGATTCCCGCGACGCATGTAGCGCCCGATAGAAAGGCGCACGCTTCACGGATCATTTCGATGCGAGTCGAGTAGTGGATGCCCTTCTCCCTTCGTAGCGATTGACCTTGTACTTGGCCCCCGCGTCCGTGTTGAGGAATTTGATCCAGGCACGTCGCGATATCTGCGCATCGCTGACTCCGAGGTCGGGAATTTTGTTGACCCAATACCAGTAGTGCATGACCGGCATGAAAAAGACGACGTGCCCGGAGTGGTCCGGGAGCGCGAAAGAGTGGCGGTCCTTTCTCAATTCTTCGTTGAGCTGAAGAACCGCCGACGCCGCCATGTAGGGGATTTTTTCGGGACCCACGCGGGCTATCCCTTCTTGCGGGCGCGCCAGACTTGCAGGGCCAGCTCTGCAAGCCTGACGAGGAACGCCTTCAATGCTGGCCGCACCGCACTGGCCTAGGCTGTGACGGCTAGCGTTTCGTCGAGGTCGCGAATGATGGCATGCGCCGATTCCCTTCGGGGCATGACGGCGGCGCCTACGGTGATGTCGCGCTCGCGGCTCAAACCCGACTGCCGACCGAGGTCGGTGATTTTGTAGCCCTCATGGTAGCCGACGTCGACTTGGTCGGGATCGATCAGCAGCAGATCGGACCGGCCGCCCGCGTACTGCTGTTGCGTGCGATTCGGAACGAAGGTCAACATGAAACCGAAGTCGCTGATAACGCCTGTGAAGTAGCCTTGTCCGACTTGCTTCGCGGGCTCGTTGCCGGTCACGTTCGCTTGCGGCGTTGCCACCTTGATCGTACCGTCAACGATCTTTTGGTTGAGCTTTTGGATCAGCGCCGGCCGTGCCATGAGATAGCGCACGTTGCCGAAGGCGTTAAACACGCCAAGCAACTGGCCCGTGACGAATGCCCACGACAGCGCGCGGATCGTGCCGACCGTGGGGGCGTCGACAATGTGCGTCGCATTGTTGTACCCCGTGGCCGATCCCGTGGCGCCGAGGTTGTCGTTCGTGATGCACCACGCGGAGAACCCGCCGCACTTTTGCGCCGTCGCGTTGTTGTCGCCGATGACTGCCGCTTGGTTCGACACGAAGACGGCTTCCGCATCTTGGCGCAGAGCCTTTATCTGCTTGTCGGTTTCGTAGGCAAGCGGTTCGACGTTGCCCGCGAGTGCGGTTGCTTCGGCCGTGCTCGAAATGCTAATTGCTTTCCGCATGAGCTGCGAGCGCGCACTCACGCGGCTTCCGGTGGCGGCCACGAAGGTCGTCGGACGGGAACCGGCGACTTGCGCGTTTGCGAGCGACGGGGCCGGAATGTTGTCGAAGGCCCACTCGGTTTTGTCGGAATTGAGGGGGGCCGTTCCGCACAGATTCGTAAACGGGGTATCGGCGGCGGTTTGAAGGAAAAAGATTTTGCGATACACGTCTTCGAGCACGAGCCCACCGTCTGCGAGGGCGCGAAGGTCGACGACGTCAAGAGCGTCTGCTGGAAAAGCCATGTGGCTAACTCCTTAATTGTTGATTGGCAAAAAGAACGTTTGCGAAGTTGTCATGTGCCCGACTATCGCGCGCGTTGGACTTGCCTTGCGTGCGGGTTGCGGGGCGCTCCGTCGGCTTTGCTCCCTTGGCGGGAGTGTTCGGCTTACGCAACTTCACTTTCTCAAGTGCGGCGGCGAGCCGTTGTTCGCGGAGCATGTTGGCCCGAATGTAGCGAAGTGTACGGTGATCGAGAACGCCTGCGAGATACGACTCCGGGAAGCCGTTGTCTTTCAGGTGCTCGACCATTGACGCGAGCTCCCGCGTCCGCACGTCTCGGTCTGACCATTCGGTGATAACTTCCAGCACTCGCTGGCGTTCTTCGTTGACAGCCTTGTTACGCTTCGCTTTGAGGCGTTCGCGTAACTCGGGTTTGATGGCGTCGGCGGGAAGTGACGACAGGATGTCGCGCAGTTCCTCTTCCGTGCGCAATAGTTTGGACTCACGGTCGCGGAATTCTTGCTCGCGCTTGAGCCCACCTAGCGTGAAGTCGTCGTGCTCTTTGGCGAGGTCCTTGAGTTTGCCGAGAGTCCACGGCTGCTGCCCTTCGACTGAGCTTGGGACTTCGATGCCGTAGAGTTCGTCATCGGACAGTTTCGCGTAGCTGCCGAGGTCCTTGAGTTTCTTGGGCTTGGGGGCGGGCTTGCCTTTGGCTTTCGGTTCGGCGTCGGCGCGCGGCTGGTCCTGCTGTTCTTCGGTCGGGTCGGGCTCGCCATCGCCTGTCGGGGGCGTAGCTGGTTCTCCGACTCCCGCATCGGTGAGGGCTGCGGCGAATGCCGCCAAACCTTCGTCTTCCTTACTCATATCTGCTTAGCCTCTCGGAACAGCGTCTCAAATTTTAACCCAAGTTTCCGAACCGCGCGAGAGAGCTGCCACAGGTCTTCACGCTTCTCTTTCGTCTCGGCCCGATGCCATGCGAGGTCGGTGTCGCCCTCAAGCTCCTTGAGCAACAGCGGGACCAGCCCCGTTGCTTCGAGCTGTTTTAGGCTTTCCTTTTGATGTGGGGCGAGCTGCATCGGAGTCCTTCTTGTGCGTCAGTAGCTGGACCACTGCGGGGGCTGCAAGTTTGGCTTCTTCGAGCTGCGCGTCGATAGTCTTCGCCCAGTAGTCGTAAGTAACCTTTTGGTCGGCGACGTATTTTGGCGTCGCGACTTCAACCTTTCTGAGCTTGACGGCTTCCTGTAGCAGGTTTTCCTTCTTGGCGGTCTCAGCCTGAGCAGCTTGAGCTTTGCGCTGTAAAGTAGTCTGCGCCGGCTTGCTCATGGGGTCAATATAGTACTGTTCCGGCATGGGCACGTCGGCGACACGCGCCCAATCCATATAGGCCCTGTAGAAGTGTTCCGCGTCGACAAGCACACCTTCCATGCCTTGCTCGGCGAGATATATCTGGTCCTGTATCACTTGTCTGAGTGCGGCGGCTCGGCGGGCGCGTTCACCGGGGCTCTGACCTAGCTTGACGGTTGCAGATTCGCGCTCAGCCCACTGTGAAGGGACTGCGGTTATCCAGCGGCCATTCCGCTTGATGTTGACGGCGCCCGTGTAGTGCTCGCGGAGCGTGGCGTGGACCAGCAAAAAGAAGTTGCGAATGAGGGTCGCCGCCAGGGTCTGCATCATCAAGGCAGCGAGGGATTCCATGACGCTATAGGCGCGGTCGAGACCTTGGGAGCCCATGCGGTCGCCGCCGACTTGGAGCTGCCCGCTTGAGAGTTCGAGGGCTGCGCCGCCCATTTCGGTGCGGTCGCGCTTGATGGCTTCGATGTTCTGAAGAATGTTGGCCGTGTTGTCGGGCACTGCGAAAGCGGTGACGGCCTGACGCACGTCGGTGATGCCCGCATCGGCCTTGACGCGAATATCGCCGTTGACGCGACCGTCGCTCATATCGTCGCGGTTCACGACGCCTTCGAGCGAGGCGGTGCGATTTTTTGTTACCGCGTTGACGTTGTCGTCGCGGGCGCGTTTCATGCCCGTATTCTCGTCCTGGACCATGCGCAGCTTGTCGTACTGGCTGAGCCCCGTGAGGCGGTGCGGCATGATGATGGTTGTCCCCATTGCGTAGGGGACTAGGGTGCAATGCTCGCCGCTTTCGTCATCGGTCAAGATGGCTTGGTCGTTCCACACGAAGGGAACCATGCACCGCTCGGGAATGCCGTCGCCGTCGAGGTCAATGAGGCAATAACATTCAAGCCACTCGATCCGGTCATAGAGCGGGTCCGCGTAGTTGTTCGCGGCTTGGGTGAAATTGAGAGGGTCGCGGGCGGCGACATCGGGGCGAAGGTGACCGCCGTTGAAGGCTTTGAGATTGTCGACCGTGGACTTCTTGAAGCGGGCATAGAGCTTGTGGCGGGGCTCAACGTGACGTTCCGCGACAAAGTCTGTGTTCTGTAGGTTGTAATCCCATTCTTCGGCCAGATAGAAAAAGTTTTCGGGCGCGACTGCGGCGTCTTTGAATTCGTTGCGCGTGTCGACGATTCGGATTGATGCCGTTGTGCCACTGTAGTTGACCAGCTCGGCAGATTCTCCGAGGGCGTCGATGACGGCCGACAGCGTGTCTTCGTCTTCGACGTTGTCGAAGGTTTGAACGCGGGCGCGTTGCATGTCCTGACACCACGCTTTCATTACTCCGACCCGTTGCATGAGCGCGTCTTTTGTTGCGCTTGCAAGTTGTACGAAGCCGTCATTCTTCCGCATCGTCAAATGTACGACAGTGTCGGTTTCAAGCTGCGCTTGGTCCTCGTCTTCTTCGCCCGTGGCGTCGAGTTCGACGATATTGGAGGATGCGTAGGCTTGCATCATCTGTGCAAGGTTTGCTTCCGTGCTGGCGGAGACATCGCCGGAAACGATAGCGGACCTGCCGTTGACTTCGTCACCGCGCGGCCGTTGCAGGTAGTAGGTGAGGGCTGCGGTTCGAGCGGATTGGACACCGTCGGCGCCCCATCCGGCACACGCTTGTAACTGATTCTTGATGTAGTTGACGAGCGTCGCTTTATCCATTCGGGCTAGTACCTGTAGAGGCTGTTAGGACGGTGGCCGCAAATGACCGCTTTGTCGGACAAAGTATAGTCGGTCGGCTTGCCCCATAACAGAGCCCCCGGGCGAAGACTGGCGAGGCGGGTCATGGCGGCGTAGACGGCTTCGAGGGCTGTATCTGGGTCGGCTTCTTCGTCGACCCACAGGTTGAGGGAGCCGTTACAGGCTGCGGACACGACCGAGGTCGGGGCGATGATTGATCGTTCGAAGAAGGTTACGGCTTCGGCTTGGCTTGCTGGTAAGGGTTGACGTAGAGGGAGCGATAGCCCGCGAGCGTCCTGGGTCAAGTCGTCGTCGACGGCGAGCAGGGAATCGCCGCCGAGGATTTTTGTTAGCTTGCCTTCGAGAGCTTCTTGGAGGGCGACGTTCTGAAAGACGTTGCCGCCGTGTATGTATTGAACACTGCCGCGCACAGAGCACTCGACGACGGCGACGTATTCGCCCGAGCATCCTACTGCGATGTAGTTGGCGCTGTGGTTCGGGTTTAGGACTTCGCGGATATTGCCGATGGCTTCGAGCCCTTCGTGGACTCGGGCGAATGGGCCGAGGGAGGTCGGCGGGGCCGGCTTGCAATAGTACTCTTGATCGACGAGTCGGTCCGACATTCCCGCGTCGCGATCTTTCTGAATGTCTTCTTCTGTTATCAATCCGGTATCGTCGACAGTCTTTAGGGTGACGTACCACTCCGGGTTATCGAGCAGAGTGTTGTACATCTGCCAGTGATGATTGCGGCCTCGAAAGGTGCTAATAAAAATCATCCAGCCTTTGTTTGCTGTGATGATCGGCCGAAAGTAGTCGAGGGCGCGCGGGTTGCAAAGAGCCCACTCGCTAAAGATGATGCCTCGGGGATTGGAGCCGACGACTCGGTCATAGTTGTCACTGCCGAGCAGTTGATATGAACTGCCTTCGGGCGTTTCCAAGTACATATCTTGCGCGTTCGTGACTGTTCTATCGGGAAAGAACAGGTCGAGGAATTTGCGCCCGCTTTGGTGGTCAATGCCATTCCAGATTGCGCGCTTCGCTTGCGCGTGCTTCGGCAGTAGATGCCAATAACTGCCGACCTTGGTTCGCATCTGCTCCGACGCGAGCGAAAGGCCATACCAATCCTTGCCGCCGCGCCGATGCCATACATGCAACTGGTTGCGCTTGCCTGCTAAAAACTGCTCGCGCGCTTCAAGTTGATGCGGGCGGAGCACCACTTTCGGCGGAGCTTTGATCGGTGCTTGCTTACGCTTGGCTCGTGGCATAGCTGCCGATTGTATCGCCAACTACTTTGCCGCGCAAAGTGTTAGATAGTTGACACCTCTTGTGTTAGATATCTATACAAGAATGGTGATTCTGTTTCCGCCTACCACTCGTTCTCCCAAAGTACTTTGCG